GGTGAAGATCACCACCCGATCCAGTTCCTTGGAAGCCACTACGATGGTGGTATCCTTGCTCATGAACAGGGTGCTTTCCAGGAAGTTCTTCTGCTTGGTGGATAGTCCGGAGATGTTGAGTTCGACCGTACTGGTGCGCTTGCCCGGAATGGTATAATTGCGGGTCTTGAGCTTGGTCAGCTTAGAGTCCGTCTTACCGGGCTTCTCAGCCAGTTCACCAAGTAGGTCGAAGTTGGTGGTAAGCTCCGTTTTGACCGAAGCCTGATTGGCATACAGCGTTTCTATGGCTAATTGGTCGTAGGTGCCGATCCCGAAGTAAACGAGATCGGCAACCAACACGTCCATCAGCTTGCTGAAGCCCAGATCAGCATCGGTCATATTGGAGGGGTAGGTGGGTTGCGATATAGGCTGGGGCATCAGAACACCCCTTTAATCGCCTTGCCGATGCTAAAGAGCCATTTGCGGTTGTGGAACACGTATTCGATGGCTCCTCCGATAGTGCCGAAGACCTTGAGGATGAGATTGGTCTGCTTGGCCGGGAGGGACTTGGTAGCCCGTTCCACTGCCAGTTGCTTCTTTGCATAGTCATCCAAGTCCTTGGTGGCAGGATTGATCTTGATGTCCTGGATGATGTCCAGGATGATGGCCAGTGCCGAGTTGACCTTGGCCTTGTCGATCAGCTTCCCGGTGGTTCTGGAGATGATCCAGACTACCAAGGCTGAGACAAGACCGAGGATAAACTCCTGATTGGCGAAGATGAAGTCCATAGAGATACTCCTTTATCTGGTTATTGCTTATGTGGTTAGTTTGAACACTTTCACGAAGCCCGAGATATAGGTGATGCCGGGCCGAATGCGGATGTACCAGTGGTACTTCCAATCGCTTCCGTGGTGTTCGACTTTGAGTTCGGCATCGGTGCGATAGCCGACGATAATGAACTTGGGCAGACCGCCGATGATGTAATCGGCATCCATGAGACGGGGCTTTACGGGGATACCCGCAAAGGACACGTTGCCGCCTTCGAGCAGCAGTCTGTCTCCGGCTCCGGTCTCCCGTTTGGCGAGTTCGGCCCGGATGCGGATCAGGTCTTTGTGAGCTACGTAGAACTTGAAGTTCTCTTGCTCTTCCAACATCTCGTCAGAGAAGGCCAGGAGAGCCGCTTCAAAGCGCTTCGCCCAGTCGGTGTAGGTGGTCTTGGAGAGGTTGGTGACGTCGGTGGCGGTAGTAGCCAGTTTGACAACTCCATCCAGAGCCTTGATCTTAGCAGTGGCAGAGGCTCGATCACCCTTGAAGAGAAGCAGACGGATGGCTTTCTCTGTCTTCTTGGCAATGTGGTTCTCCACATAGGCTCCAAAGGCATCTTCACCGTACTTATCCTTGTAGAACTCGACCACATCACGTCCCAGAGTGAACTCGGCATTGAGTATCCCGGTGGGGACCGAGAGGTCGGCAGTAGAGACGTTTTGAGCAGTCAGAGCTCCATCGAGGGAGTTCTTGAAAACCAGGTCATCGATCAAGCCGACGTCAATCTTCTCGTCTTTGAGGAGTGGCAGGACCGAGATATCCGAGAGGGTATCCCCGGGCTGCGATCCAATCACCTCATCGATGAAGAGGCTGGTGGTGTTGGCTGTCAGGATGTTCATGGCCTTGCCGGAGTCCACATCGGAGATGCCTTTGTAGATCTCACGATGAGCAGCCTTGACCATGATCTTATTGCCGTCGATGGTGACCTCTTTATCCACATTGGACTGGTTAGCATCAGGCTCACCGGGAATGCTCTTGGAGATAGCTCTGCTCATGGTGACAGAGAGGTCTTTGAGGCTCTTCTCGATGCTGTGGATGGCATCGCCAAGCTGGAGGTTGGGGTTACCCTTCTCCAGTTCACTGATCTTCTCAGTGATGGCAGTGATGCCCTTCTGCAGCTCGGAGTTGTTGTTGTGCTCCGCTACCTTACGCAGGCTATTCAGTTCATTCTTGATCTCGGCAAGACTCGCTTCCGCACTGCGGTAGTCATCGGCTCGTCCGTAGATAGAGACACCGTTAAACTCGCCTTTCTCGACCTTCTGCCAGAGTTCCGAGTTGAGGTCTTCGCACTTGAGGACTTGCACCCAAGAGCCGACTTTAGCATCGGGGAAATGCTCTCTGTCACTGGTCTTGAGGATGTAGTTCTCGACTACGGTAAACTCCGGTACGGGTTGCATGTTGTGATTCACATCGCACTTGCCCACAAGGCCATGCTTGGCGAAGTGATCACAGGACTTCTGAATCTCTTCCCGGGTGTAGTAATCGCCCTGGGAATCGTGGATATTGGGTTCCATTAGAGTGACGTAAAGCCGTCCCTGAGTGCCACTCGTTTCACTCTTGAACTTGGTCGAGTTGATCTTGTGTTCAAAGCTTCGTCCGGAAGCATTCTTGACCACAAAGCCCTTCTGATTGGCGGGAGTCATCTCATCGAAAAGAAGCGAGACTAACTCGACTTCCACGTTGCGAAGTTCTCCCTTTTGAATGGTGCGTTTACGATTCACGCTACCTCCTTGTTGTTGATTGTCAGTTATGTAGTTGTGCATAGTTATTGCGCCCCGAAGCCTACAGGTTCCTGTTCTGCATGAAGAGCTGTTCATCAGCGGTTTGCAGAACTTCAGTCAGGTTGCCGAAGTTGAAGTCTTCCGGCTTTACGTTCCAGCCGAAGTCGAAGTTGAACTCGTTCGCCAGAGCTAAAGCGAGTCGGTTCTGTAGCGGTCTGACCACGAACTGGTAGAACATCCGCATATCGCTGCTGTTATCGCCACCCAGCTGCCCAGGAATGAGTTGAGAGACGATCCTGGCAGGTACTCTGTGATAAGCGAGGATACCTTCCCTGAGATCTTTCTTGAGTCCTAAGAAGCCACCTTCCCGGTCTTGCTGTCTGAGTGGTTCAAGGCGTATCTTCACATCCCGGCTTTCACTCTCGATCAGCACTGTGGAGTGGCTCTTGGCATTACCTTTGACCTCAGTAAGAGCCTTCTCAATCTCGGTGTAGGCATCAGTCATTACCTCATTACCCTGATCGTCAGTGACAGTTCCGTCTCTAAGGGTACCGCCTTCCACAATCACGAAGTAGTCGATCATCAGGCCATTCTTGAAGTTGTTGTAGTCGAAGGTCTTGATCTCACCCAAGATCTCGATGTTGATGGCGATGGGCAGACAGGCCAGGCCCCAGGCGTTTGATCTATGGGTTGACTTCTTCACGTGGATGATGTCCTCGTAAGCGAAGTCCTTCTTTTGGTTGTTCTTCACTTGGATATAGTTGGGTTTGAAGAAGCCGAACTCGTCATAGTTCTCTACGATCTGAACTTCAGATGGCAGCATGCGCTCCAGTCCCATCCACTGGCCCTGAGCGTTCCGCATCTTGATCAGGAAGCCGTTCCCACAGGCCAGATAGAACTTCATCAGTTCTGCCAGTATGGTGGTCTGATCTTCACAGGCAGGGAACTCGGCGGCTTCCATCCATGCTTTTACCTGGCTGTTCTTGCAGTCAAACTGCATGATGGTCGCCATGGTCAGGGCATCGATACAGCCGGAGTGGTATTCATCGGTATCCAGGAGATTGAGCAGATTGCTCATCGAGTAGGGCTGCGACACCACTTTCTTAGTCTCGGCAGCTTTACTTACAAGTTGCTTGCCGATCCGCTGATACTTGGATAGATCTATGGGTTCCGGCTTGTACTTGGTCTCCAGGAGATCAGATGCGGAGCTGATTGCCAGGTTATAGGCACCTATACGCATCACTCTCATGAGCCCGCTCCAGTGCCAGCTTTCAATAGATCTATCTTGGCGATCCTGACTAGTCTGGTGCCGTCTATCCTGCTGGTGTAATACTCGATACTGGGCAGGTCCCGGTTCATCAGCTTCTGATAGTAGCTCCGGAACTTCTCCTTGAGTGAATATAGATCAGAGTCTGGATCGGATACATTCTGGGCATTGACGATCATGAAGACTGTCCAGGCGATATCGGTATCCACATACTGGCGGGATGTGCCATGCTTACCTGTCTCGGAATCGAGGATCAGGATGGCGCAAGGCAGGTTCTTGGGGATGTTGTCCTTGTTGTATAGGATCTCAGCCACCCCAGCAAGATTCAGTGCTTCGGAGATGCGGTTGCGTTCGGCTTGGTACTTCTCAAGAGCGGTCACAGGCTCACCTCAATATCGTTCAACTGCTGATAGATCCACTGCTCCCGGTTGGCGATGACTGAAGCGAACACATTACGAGCGGCAATGCCTTCCCGCTTGATCTTGCCCCGGATGAGATAGGCGATCTCGGCTACGGTCAGAGCTTTACCTGTCTCTTTATCGGTCCAAGACAGGTGCTTGCGTTCGACCCAGGCTATAAGGGGAGCGATCGGAGTCCAGGAAGGCACTTTACCGCCCAAAACGAAAGGCTCATGCTTCACATTGGAGCCTACTCTCAGGATCATGGCTGTATCGGTGGTCTGGAGCAGATAGCCGGTATTGCCATAGAAGTCACCCTTGTCATAGATCTGCTGTGCCAGGATCTCTTTGCGGGACTCGGCATCAATAACCGAACCGATCAGATGTAGTCTGCTCTCCAATGCGGTATAGATAGCACGGTAGATCTCGATCATCAGTTCCTCAGGAGAAGTAAAATCACGATCAGGCATCAGATCACTCCTACCCGGATCAGGCGAGGCTGTCTGGGCTTGAGTTCACTCAGTCGATCAAGACCGGCAGGATTGAGATAGGCTTGCAGGATGGTAAGTGCTCTCAGCTCAAGGTTGGCTTTGAATGCGTCTATTTCGCCCCCTGTGAGCAGTTCGGTGGCAGACTGGTCTAAACCTACGGTCTTGACTATTCCCTCGCCCAGGGTCTTCAAATTGAGAAACTCACATGTACTGTGTAGCATCAGAAAACAGAATCCAAAACGAAAAGAAATCAGGAAAGGCTCCTCTTCCGGTAAGTCATCGTGAGTTGCCCGATCATAGTGCTCCTGCAGTACCAGGGAATGGATCACTTCCAGCACCAGTCCCTGATGCTCCTTGAATATGCCATTGTTGGACATCTCCTTGGGAAGGTTGAGTATAGAGAGCATTGCATCGGTCTCGACAGGGATGGGGATCACTGACCTTTCCTCATCATCTCGGAGAGCTCAATGGCTCTCATTCCCACTTGTTTAGCCCACTTGGATGCGAGCATGCCATTGGCTGCTCGTTCCCAATCTCCGGCACCGATAAATGCCAGAGTGTTATTGAAGCCAAGGAGACCCTTGATTCCAAGGTTGAAGCACATGTTTAGCAGCACCGACTGGCGAACCTCATCGAGCTTATTATAAACCTCAGGTATCTCATCGATCAGCCACTGCTCGCAGTCCTGAATATCTCGCTCTAACATGGCATAAGCCTCTTTCTGGGAGATGCCTCGGTCATCGAGATTGCGGCCAATACCGATGGTCAGTTTGCCTGCCGTACAGCGGTATGGCTTCAGTCTCAGACCTTCATGTCTGACTAACTGAGATTTGATTCGGTTCATCAACGCTTCGGTCATGCTATCTCCTTGGTTCCAGATGTGATCATTGATCCGGAGCCAGGAAAGCACTACCCTGTATGCTGACAAATCAGGATGAGCAAGGATGAGACACTTTTTAGGGTTGACAATTATGGCTTATGCTAAATAGTTGAAAAAACTGATTTGATAGTGAGGGATAGGTGAAAAAGATCATTGAAGACCTGCGAGCAAAGCTGGAAAGTGGTTCCTTCGAGAAAGAAGAACACGTCCGTATCGGGATTGTGGCTCGTATCTGCCAAGCTTTGGGTTGGGATGTATGGAACCCCCAGGAATTCTACGCAGAGTTTCCCATCAAGATGAAAAGCAGAGAAGGCAGCGTTGATGTAGCTTTATTCCATAGCAATCTGAAAGATAGAACCCCGGATGTGTTTTTCGAGCTGAAAGCCGTGGGCAAACTCAAAGGAAACATCGAGAGTTCTGAAGAGCAGCTTCAGGAATATAACTATTACAACACAGCCTCGATCACAGTGCTAACGGATGGCAGATCCTGGCGATTTTATCTTTCTTCTGCAACAGGAACGTTTAGCCAGAAACTCTTTTGTTCTCTCAACCTGCTTGATGATGCTGCCGACTACATAGTTAATATCTTCCATGATATTCTCTCTAAAGATCGTTTTGCCAGGGATGCAGTCAACTGCGCAGAGAAGATGCTTGCCGACCTCAAGCTATCGCGGGAAGTGGAGCGAGCCAAAAAAGAAGCCAACCTCAGGGGGGATGATTTTCCGGACCTGAACAAGTATCAGCTGGTGCAACTAATCCTTAAAGAACGGGGACATGAGTTTGGTACTGATGAGATAAAACGGCTTTGGGATTACAAATCCGGCATCAAACCTGATGACAATACATCAACAAACAACCCCATTGTCTTCCGCCCTGATAAAAAACCCACACAACAAACATCATCTCCGGACCTGGTTATTGGTACAATTGATGATGATTACACCTATCGCAAGATCAACCGCATCTACGTAATTGATCAGTGGTATCCGGTGAAATACTGGTGGGAAGCCAAGAAAGTGATCTATGCCAGATTTCTGCCCGACTTACTGAAAGCGTCTCTACCTAAGACCATGTCCATCACAAACAGCAGTAAAGATTTTTATGAGTCATTCTCGCTGGAGGGAGGATATTACGCAGAGGGGCATGGCTCAGCTAACACGATTATCACACACATCAGAAGAGCATTGCAGGCAGTAGGATACAATGCGGCTACAGTCATACAGATAGAAGCCAGTGTAAACAGAACAACAAAGAGAGAATATAAAAGGTAGGCAATTATGCACAAAGCGCAGTTTAGCCAGATTGTAGGTTTCATTTGGGGTATAGCGGATGCGGTACTGAGAAACGTATATACCAGAGGCAAATACCGGGATGTTATCCTGCCCATGACCGTGATCCGCAGGTTGGATATCTTGCTTGAACCCACCAAGCAGGATGTTTTAAGGCAAAAGAAACAACTTGATGATGCCGGGATCGCCAATCAGGATGCAGCCTTATGCCAGGCAGCCGGACAATCGTTTTACAATATCTCACCCTTTACCCTGCGGGACCTGAAAGCCAGGTCCAAACAGCAGCATCTGAAGGCTGATTTCGAGGCCTATCTGGACGGCTTTTCTCCTAACGTGCAGGATATCATCAAGAACTTCGGCTTCCGTAATCAGGTGGAAACCCTCTCCAATGCGGATGTTTTGGGCAGCCTGATCGAGAAGTTTCTGGATACCTCGATCAACCTTTCTCCATTGCCGATCAAAGACGCCACCGGAAAGGAGATCCATCCCGCTCTGGACAACCATACCATGGGCACGGTGTTTGAGGAACTGATCCGCCAATTCAACGAAGAGAACAACGAAGAGGCAGGACAACACTTCACACCCAGGGATGTGGTAAACCTGATGGCGGATATGATCTTTCTGCCCATTGCGGATAAGATCGAATCCGGCACCTACCTGGTCTATGACGGAGCTTGCGGAACCGGCGGCATGCTCACGGTGGCTGAAGACAGATTGACCAGGATTGCCAAAGAGCATGGCAAGGACGTGTCGATCCATCTCTATGGCCAGGAAGTTAATCCCGAGATCTATGCCCTCACCAAAGCCGACATCATCATCAAGGGTGGCGGCAGCGAAGCTGAGAACTTCCGGCTGGGCTCCACGCTATCCCGTGACGGCTTCCCCTCCCACACCTTTGATTTCATGATGTCCAATCCACCCTACGGAGCGGACTGGAAGGTCGATCAGGAAAAGATGGGCGGTAAAAAGGAGATCACCGATCCCCGCTTCCTCGTTCAACATAATGGCGATCCGGAATACAAGATGTTCACCCGCACCAGTGACGGACAGATGATGTTCCTTGTAAATATGCTCTCCAAGATGAAGCAAAACACCACTCTGGGCAGCCGCATCGCCGAGGTCCATAATGGCAGCGCTCTCTTCACCGGAGACGCCGGGCAAGGCGAAAGCAACATCCGCCGCTGGATCATCGAGAACGACTGGCTGGAAGCTATTGTCCAACTGCCTGATAATATCTTCTACAATACCGGCATCACCACCTACGTGTGGTTCCTAACCAACCGCAAAGCCCCCTACCGCCAAGGCAAGGTCCAGCTTATCGATGCCAGCCAGTGGTATAGCCCCCTGCGCCGCAACCTGGGCAAGCGCAACCGGGAGTTCACCGAAGAGCACATTACGCGGATCACAAAGACTTTCATCGAATTCAAAGAGACCGAACAGTCCAAGATATTCCCCAATGAGTCCTTTGGTTATTGGAAATGCGTGGTGGAAAGGCCGCTGCGGGTGAAGGGCGCTGATCCTGAGACAGCCTATTCCAAAAGCGAGATCAAGGCCTTCAAAGATCAGGGTTTGGTCTCGGAAGAAGGCATTCCTGTGATCCGCAAGATCCATCCCCGGGGCACTCAACCCTATCCCCTGCATGGCCTGTTTGAGAAAACGATCAAAGGCCAGCCCCGGGTGGTAGAGTACGAGCCGGACTCCGACCTACGGGATTCTGAACAGATATCCCTGCTGGAAGAGGGCGGCATCGCAGCCTTCATCCAGAGGGAAGTGCAGCCCTACGCTCCAGACGCCTGGGTGGACGAGAGCAAAACCAACATCGGCTATGAGATCAGCTTCACCAAATACTTCTACAAGCCCACGCCCATGCGGACGATTGAGGAGATCGTGAAGGACATTGTAGCGCTGGAGAAAGAAGGCGATGGGCTGCTAAACGAGATACTGGTAGGATTACATTGATGAGCTCAACGAGTATTCGAAAAATAGGGAAATATGCTCGGTACAAGCCAAGTATCATGCCGTCAGTAGACGAAATCCCAGATAGTTGGGGTATATTCAAACTCGGTGTGTTGGGACGTTTCTCATCAAGCGGAATTGACAAGAAATCTAATGAAGACGAGCCTTCAGTAAGTATGGTAAATTATCTGGATGTTTATAATAATTCAAAGCACTCGTTGGACTCTAATAAGAGATATATGGTTGTAACTACGACTCACCGGAAAATAATGGAATACAGACTCAAAAAGGGTGATATACTCTTTACACCAAGTTCAGAGACAAGACATGATATTGGCTGGTCAGCTGTAGTCACCGAAGATTTACCCAATGCTGTGTTTAGTTACCATTTAGCAAAATTCAAACCTTATCAAGAGTTTGATTTGAGATTTTCGAAGTATATTGGAAACAACTACCATGTTCTGAACCAATTTTCTCTGCTGTGCAACGGAACAACGAGGTATGTTTTAAGTCGTGCAGATTTTAGAAGCACCCTGGTTATACTCCCCCCGTTCCATGATCAGGTTCAAATTGGGAGGTTCCTCGATTTTAAAAACTACCAGATCAACAAGTACATCCGCATCAAGAAGAGGCAGATAGAGTTGCTCAAGGAACTGAAGCAGGCCATCATCAATGACGCTGTGACAGGCAAGATCGATGTCCGCACTGGGAAACCCTATCCCAAGTACAAGGACAGCGGTATTGACTGGTTGGGCATGATGCCTGAGGATTGGCAACACAGCTCACTGGCTAAGGTTTGTTCACTAATTGTCGATGGCACTCATTTTAGCCCTAAAAGTTATGACTCAGGCGATTTTATGTACATAACAGCTAAGAACATTAAAGAACAGGGGGTTGATCTTTCAGATATCTCGTTCATCAGTGCAGCTGATCATGAACCAATCTATAGAAGATGCCCAGTTACAAAGGGTGATGTGTTATATATTAAGGATGGTGCAACAGCTGGAATTGCAACGATTAATAACATAGAAGAGCAGTTTTCTTTACTTTCCAGCGTAGCATTGATCAGAACACTCAGTCATCTGAAGCCCAGATACTTGGTATATTTTTTGAACTCAACAGTATTTAAGAGTCATCTTTTATCGTCTTTAACAGGCGGTGCAATGACTCGGTTTACTATAGATAAACTCAAGAAATACAATGTTTTGTATCCGTCTTCCGATGAACAACTAAGCATTGTAGATTATCTAAACAGTCATATCGAAAAAATCAACCGCAAAATTAACACCTTGAACAGATCAATAGAACTCCTAAGCTCCCTCCAAACTCGCCTGATCTCCGATGTGGTAACCGGTCAAATGGATGTACGTGATGTTGACGTTCCTGACATTCCTGAATATGAATTGGAACAAGAGTTTGAGGTAGATGCAGAACTCATTGAGGAGAGCGAAAATGCCGACTGACACCAGCGAATACGGTCTGGAAAGCCTGATCGTCGAGAGCCTCGTCAAGGAGGGTCAATATGTCAAGGGTTCCCCCCAGGACTACGACCGGGAGCATTGCCTGGACATAGTTCAACTGATGAAGTTCCTGCAAGCGACCCAGCCGGACAAGGTTGAGCGCTTGGGAATAGAAGTTGAAGGCGAGAAAAGAAAGAAGTTTTTGCACCGGGTGCAAAGCGAGATCGCCAAGCGGGGCACGATCGACGTTCTGAGGAAGGGTATCGAACACCTTTCCGCCTCTGTGGAACTGTACTATCTGACGCCCTCCCCGGAAAACCAGAAAGCAGTCGAACTCTACCAAAACAATATCTTCAGCATTACCCGCCAGCTCCGTTACAGCCTCTCCGAGCAAGCGCTGGCTCTGGACCTCTGCCTCTTCATCAACGGCCTGCCGATCATGACCTTTGAACTGAAAAACTCCCTCACCAAGCAGACTGTGCATGATGCCATGCAGCAATACCGCAGGGACCGTGAACCACGGGAACCGCTGTTCCAGTTTGGGCGCTGTATGGTGCATTTCGCGGTTGATGATGTGGACGTGCGGATGTGCACCCATCTGAGGGGAAAGAATTCCTGGTTTCTGCCTTTCAACAAAGGCTACAAGGATGGCGCCGGGAATCCGCCCAATCCGGATGGGCTGGCCTCGGATTACCTGTGGAAGGATACCCTCACCAAAGCCAACCTGAGCGATGTCATCGAGAATTACGCCCAGGTTATCGAGGAAAAGGACCAAAAAGGAAGAACGAACCGCAAACAGGTTTTTCCCCGCTACCACCAGCTGGACCTGGTGCGGAAACTGTTGGCCGATGTGGATGAAGCGGACCTGGGCAAGCGCTATCTGATCCAGCATAGCGCGGGCAGCGGGAAAAGCAATTCCATCGCCTGGCTGGCGCATCAGCTGATCGGGATCAAACGGGAGGGCAAGCCACTCTTTGACTCCATCATTGTAGTAACCGACAGAAGGATACTGGACAAGCAGATACAGGATACAATCAAGCAATTTGCCCAGGTGAAATCAGTGGTTGACCACGCGGAGGACTCCGGCGATCTGAGAAAATTCATCACCTCGGGAAAAAAGATCATCATCAGCACGGTGCAGAAGTTCCCCTTTATCCTGAAAGAGATCGGTAACGAGCATCGGGGCAACAGATTTGCCATCATCATCGACGAAGCCCATTCCAGCCAGGGCGGCAAGATCAGCGCCAAGATGCAGACAGTCCTGTCCGAGGTTGCGAGCAATGAGGACGAGTATGATGAAATGAGCATCCAGGACAAGATCAACCAGATCATGCAAAGCCGCAAAATGCTCTCTAACGCCGATTATTTCGCCTTTACCGCCACCCCTAAGAACAAGACCCTGGAGATCTTCGGCGAGGCCAGAAAAGAGGGCGAACAGGTGATGCATCTACCCTTCCACAGCTATACCATGAAACAGGCGATTGAGGAAGGATTCATCCTGGACGTGCTCACCAATTATACCCCGATCATGAGTTTTTACAAGCTGACCAAGGTCGTGGGTGACGATCCCCAATATGACGTTAAGAAAGCCCAGAAGAAGCTGCGCAAGTATGTTGAGGGTCACGAATATGCCATCCGCAAGAAAGCGGAGATCATGATCGACCATTTCCACGAGAACGTGGTTGGGGGTGGCAAGATCGGTGGTAAAGCCAGGGCAATGGTGATCACCAACGGGATAATGCTGGCCATCGAGTATTATCACGCCTTTTGCGAATATCTGAAAGAAGCCAAATATCCCTACAAAGCTGTGGTGGCCTTTTCCGGCGAGCATGAATACGGAGGCCAGAAAGTGACGGAGTCCAGTTTGAATGGATTCCCCAGCAACCAGATCGCCCATACCTTCCGGGAAGACCCCTATCGCTTTCTGATCGTGGCCGACAAATTCCAGACAGGCTACGACGAGCCGCTGCTGCACACCATGTATGTGGACAAGACCCTGGAGGGGATCAAGGCAGTGCAGACCCTTTCCCGGCTGAACAGGGCACATCCCCAAAAACATGATACTTTCGTGCTGGACTTCATCAACAACACCGAAACGATCAAAGTGGCTTTCCAGGATTACTACCGCAGCACCATCCTCAGCGATGAGACCGACCCCAATAAGGTCCATGACCTGAAAACCGCTCTGGATGGATATCAGGTATATGGGCCGGACGACGTGAACTTTTTGGTGGAGTTCTTCCTCAACAATCAGCCCAGAGAGCGGCTGGACCCTATCCTGGACGCCTGCGTGGCGGTGTATAGATCTGATCTTGATGAGGACAAACAAGTGGATTTCAAAGGCAAGGCCAAGGCCTTCGTACGCACCTATAATTACCTTTCGCCTCTTCTGCCCTATAATGTTCAGGAATGGGAGAAGCTTTCCATCTTCCTCACTTTCCTGATCCCCAAACTCCCCGCTCCCAAAGATGATGATCTGTCCCATGGTATCCTGGAAGCCATCGATATGGATAGTTATCGGGTGGAAAAACTTACGCCCCAGCGGATCAAGTTGGAGAATGAAAACGGAACCATTGATCCCTTCTCAACTACGGGCGGAGGTGGCAAACCTGAGGCTGAACTGGACCTGCTGAGCAACATCCTCAAGCAGTTCAACGACCTCTTTGGTAACGTCGCCTGGAGCGATGCGGACAAGATCAGGCAATTGATCACAGTGGACATCCCCGAACAGCTGAGAAAGAACCCTGCCTATCAAAACGCGATCCTGCATTCGGACAGACAGAATGCCCGTATCGAGCACAATAAAGCGCTACAGGAGATCTTGCTGGCCTATCTGAAGGATCATACGCAACTCTATGGACAATATAGCGATAATTTATCATTTCAGAAGTGGCTGCAGGAAACTATGTTTGGGGTGACGTATAAGCAAGAGCCAGTGCTTAACAATTCTGAATAAGGGATGATTTTCGATGATATACCAGGTCAATAGATCTATAGACAATGGAGTATTTATGGAAAACGAAACATCAGCATGTCCGATTTGCGGCTACTTACTAAACACCGATCATTATTGGTATCAAAGTGACGGCGACCGTTTCCGATTTAATTGCAATCACTGCGGAGAATTTAAAATAAGCGGATGGAGGATGAAGGGGCATTTCTTTCCGCATGACAACAATCAAAGACCAGCACCAGACATAGCTTTAAGCATTGCCCTTAGGCATCTTTATGAAGACACTGGGGTAATTTCCGAAATTCTGAAGATAGAAGATATTGACAGAATCAAGCAAAGCGTGAGAATCCCTAATAGCCCTCTAGAATTGATTGATGTACTTTTGCTGTTTCTGCATAAAAGAACAAACCAGATCGGCAGTAAGGTGCGAGTGACTCCCACGGACCACCCAATGCTTTATATTAAGAATCAGAATGAGCTACAAGCTCTGATCCAGTTTGCAAAAGAACGCGGCTACATTTATAGTCAACATGTTAGCAACTCAGACGAATATACCTTGAAGCTCGAGTTAAGCGGGTGGGACAGACTCGACAAGTTAACATCAGGGCTTACAAAAACTAAGCAGGTGTTCATAGCTATGAAATTTGGCGATGGTGACCTAGATGAAGTATACAATACTGCAATCGCACCAGCAGTTGTAGAAACAGGATTTAACCCGTTTAGAATTGATAGAGAAGAACATAATGACAAGATATGCGATTTGGTTCTGGCTGAGATAAAAAGATCTGATTTTATAATTGCAGATTTTACATTTCAAAGAGGTGGTGTTTACTTCGAGGCTGGCTATGCCTTAGGGCTTGGGAAACCTGTTATCTGGTGTTGCAAAGACAGTGATAAAAACAATCTTCACTTTGATACCAGGCAATATAACCATATTCTTTGGGTGAGTAATACGAACCTGAAAGAACAATTGATCAATAGGATCAGAGCGACAATAAATGACCCAGGAGGTTATCATGAAGTCAGTACTTAAGTTCTGCGGATTTATCATTGTATTGTTAATGATGCATGGCTGCGGTATGAATGTAGCAGTCGAAACTAGGGTGGTTCCAATAAAGAGCTATCCTCCCAGGGACTACTTTGAGACTGTTTATTGGGAAGATATCGGTTATGTGATTCCGGCAACTCACTTACCTTTTGCAGAGAAAATCGGGACAATACAGATTCAGGATTATGGTTACAAAAGTACTTTAATAACACAAGCACAACGAGAGTGTAGGGAAATCGGCGGGAACTGGCTAATACTGGACTCCTACTGGGATAACCAATATGGACCTGATCGGCTCATAGCTACCGCCTACAAATTAGACTGGGGCAAAGGGAAATCTTTCCAAGGGCAGCTAGTGATGGATGGATTTACTGAAACAAAACTCAAAGAAGAATGGAATAAAAGAGGGATAAAGCCTTATGAGGGAGTTTATCAGGCAATAACTGCAGATAATGGGTACAAGTTTAAAATCGGAATTTATAAAAACGCACCCAATGACAAATACTACATCAATTATTTGTCGGGTATGGGCGGCGTGCGAAGTTGGAAAGAAGGCGATGTAATAGGGATTGTTGAATCCACTGCTCTGCAAGGTGTGTTTCTTGGAGATTGGGTGAAACTTGATAAGTACAGCACTCCCGCCGAATTAGTATTTACGAACAGTGGTTCTTTTACAGTTTCTTATATCCCTTGGAACCAAAGTAATAAACAAGATATCAGTTATATTAGGACTTTCCCCAAAGACATCGTAGATACTGGGTCTGACTTCTCATCTAGTACTGGTACAGGTTTTCTGCTAAGCACTAAAGGCTATATCGTGACTTGTCATCATGTTGTTAAAAACGCTAAAAAGATATACGTAATAGATAACAATAGAAGCAAAACCCGATTAGCGGCGACTGTGTCCGTTTCAGACGCTAACAACGATCTTTGCATTATAAAAGTCAACGGATTATCATTGGGGTACGGTAGTTCTTTACCTTACGGATTCGACGATGCACTAAATAGAACAGGTGAATCTGTGTTTTGTATGGGATATCCCTTAACTCAAGTTATGGGAAATGAGATCAAGGTTACAAACGGAATAATAAGCTCTGTTACTGGGTATCAAGGCGATGTTTCAAGCTATCAATTCAGTGCACCAGCACAGCCAGGTAATAGTGGCGGTCCTCTGTTTAACTCCTCTGGTAACGTGATTGGAGTGGTTAATGCAAAGATATCACAAGCCGAGAATGTCTCCTACGCTGTTAAAACATCATATTTAAACAATTTGATTGGTCTTCTTAGTGACGATATTAGAATCAGCAAAACCACCCAAGCCAGCAGTTCACTTTCCTCCTTAGTAGAGAAGTTCAAGCCAGCAGTGTACATCATAGAGGTTGAATATTAGTATACTTCAAGCTCTTTAAAATGTATCGTCAGAGGACTTCTGTCGTCGTCCTACACTTCCAATGAAACGGTGGAAAGGGTGTATGCGCTCCTGAGACACCAACCGGGTTCATCTCTGAGTCGTATTCGATCTGATCCTCTTTGATCCAGGGAGCGAGGGCTTTGATGTAGTCTCTGGCATCATCCAGGCTGTTGGACTTGGTGTCTAGAGCCATAAGGTTATCCATCACCTCGATTGCATTGTTTAGAGGATAGATCTTATCCTGGGCTGCCAATGCCCTGCAGATGTCACTGGTGCGGTCATCCATGATCACCACGAGCTTGTAGTATTTGGCTTTGGCTTTCTTGTAGCCTTGCAGCCTTCCGAACTCACGTATTCTGAGGGCAGTGTGCTCTGCCAGTCCCTGCCAGTAGTGGGACGATCGGTTGGCGAGGTCGCTGAACTGGTCTTTGAGGTTATCGGCAAGCATCTCTTTGGTATAGCCCTTCTCGATGGCTTTGGATAGGGTATCTGCAAAGTTCTGCCGGATATCCGCTTCAAAGTGATTACCGATCCAGAACAACTGCTGCTTCTGAATGGTGGATGAGAGATGCTGATCTTCAATGCCCCAGAGCCCGATGCTGGTCTTGGTTGGAGCTTGCACTTGAGTGTCCCTCAGTCCGAGCCGCACACAGCGGTCTATTATCGCTTTGGTGGGCTCATTGACCAGTGCTGCGAAGTCATCTCCCAACTGAGTATTGATGATGCCCATAAGCTTATCTATGGAGTCCTTGTTGATCTTCTCGGCACGAGGCATGTCACTCATCATCTGGATGGCAAGCCTGGCTACATCCTTGATTTCGGATTTCCAGGCATTGTTCAGGACTCGATAATATTCAAGCATGAGCTGATCGTAGTAGTTCATTAGAAACTGAATCTCCTAACTTTGACTCTGTTCCTACCGATATCGTATTCAGAGAACCTCTCCAAACATCCTGCCAGTGCATCACAGCCATCGATATAGCCATCTGGATAGGTAAGAAACTGACTTATCAGGGTTGGTGTGTCCTGACCCTCAGGAAAGAGTATCTTAGCTGTTTCGATGATGGTCTCGGTTCTCTCTATGCGCAGATTCTTGTTGTCTTTGTTGTCTATCCGCTTGATTCTATGGCTCATTGGTGGCAGATTGTTATCTGTAGCCCACCGATCGAAGTCAGCAAGGATACGTGCCTGACCATAGGTAGTTTCACAGGCGGCTCTGGCTTTCACTCTGTAAACTCTATCCAACTCCTGATAGGCATCAAAGTAGTATCTGAAGAACTTGGTGTTCTCGGTCTGACGTATCCAGACATGGATAACGTAGAACCTGTTACCATCATAGCCTACGGAGATGACAGCTTTGTAACAACCCTTCTCTCCCCAGGCAGGATCGGCATAGAGCCAGACTCGCTTCATCTGGGATGGTTCAGGTAAGGTTCTATACTTAGTGAACCAGTGGTTCTTGAAGATATTCCCTTCGATCACCGGCTGACCTAGCATCTCCCTCTGATAACCGGTATGTCCGAACTTGGCTCGCAGGTTAGGAAGAGTGGCAGTAGGGTATTGCTCCTCCCAGTTGGACTTGCCATACATATCTTCGAGAGAGAATCGCAATATCGCTTTTTGGTGCGTTTTCAGAACCGACTGGTATCCAGAGGCGAAATCTGGATTATCGGCCCGTAAATCGCCTAATATGAGCTCCTGAAACTGGCAGATGGAGTAATTGGGATGTACCAGGTTACCGAGCCAGACGATCTTGCCATTTCCCTCCGGTGAGAGAGCTCCGGCAAGCTCCTGGGTGATCTTCTCCATGCGTCTCTTACCGATGGACTGGTTACCCATATTCTCTTCTTTGTCGATATCGTCACAGACGATCAGCCCGGGCCGTTTGGCTGTCTTGGGATTGATAGTTCCCCTATGAGACTGCTTGATACTTCTGGCTCTGATTCTCGCTTTATTCTTGAGATAGAAGTCCAGATCAAAGGCATCCACTGGTTGCAGCTCCGGATAGTCCATCGTGAGGCGTTTATTATTCTGCAACTCATGTAATGTGAAGGCTGTGCGCTCCTGTGCCAGATCTACGTCTGCAGCAGTATGGATTACGTAGCGTTCACCTTTTATGATCCTCCATATAGGATAGACCACTCCCATTAGAACCGTTTTGCCCAGCCCACGAAAACCTGTGATTCCGATGATGCCTGAGCCCTTATCAGTCTCATCAAACATAGTCTCATGTGCTGGGCAAAAAGGTAGTGGGAAGATATGCGGGAAGTAGGTATGGCAGAAGAACGAGAAGGCATCCCATCCCTCCCTAGTGGTTCGCCTGATCCTGTCGGTTTTGGCTTCAGGATCATCGTCTATAAAAGGCAAGACGGAGATCGTCTTGGAAGCGATCTCCGCCAGTGCCTTGTTATGTCGCTGAATGAACTTCTTAGGCATAACCGGGTAACCCCCCGACGCCCAGGGGGACGGGCGTCGGGGACCCGGAGGTCGGAGGACTGACCATGTCGGGCCGTATGGATGGAGGCTGTTGTGGGTCCGGAAAGATCTGCGGAGCCGGAGGCAACGGCTCCGCTTGATCGGTAGGCTGTTGGAGGGTATGCAGGATGTGTATGGAGGCAACCATGTCCGTGGTTGTAAATCTATCCATTTCTTGTCCTCAAGTACTCGGCCAGGTCTATCACGATGCCCTGGAACTGCTTAAGCAATGTCTCGTGCCCTTTCTCGATCATGAAGTCGGTCACCTGATCCAGGAAGCGAACGATATAATCGTTCAGTTCCTTGGATGGCTCAGCGTCTTTCTGGTTCTGCTTGATCAGACTTACGAGGCTCTGCAAAGCAGTATCTGCAGGATTCTTGGCATATTCCCGGAGTGCTTGGATGAGTGCTTTCTTGCGAGCCAAGCTGATCTCATGATCAAGCTTACGCTCTTCCTTGAACATCTCGTCCCACTTGCCGGACTTGATCCACTTGCGAACGGTGATATCGGAAACTCCGAAGATCACCGCCAGCTCTGTGGGATCGGTCTTGCCGTTCAGATAGGCTTCTTTGCAGTTGTCCCGCTTGATGCGGAACTCGATGGAGTTACTCATATTCGGGCTTGACCTGGTTCTTGAGGACATATTGGTTAAGGTCTTTCCCGGAGCAGCGCAGCTGCCCGTTTTCAGTAGTGCGAAAGGCTCGCAGAGGGTTGGCAATGTCTCTGATCCAACGATAGACGGTTTTCCTGCTCACTCGGAGAGCGGCAGCCACTTCGTCAGGCCGGTAGTTACGATTGATGTCGAACACTTTCATTGGCTCCTCTGCTGTTATCGATTCTATGGATGCCATGTTTCAATCTCCCTTGCTTTGATCAAATCAGGATGGGCTATCATGAGACAGTATCTACAGGGCACTGAAGTTCAGCACTACCTTGTTGTAGTTACCGGCCTCGTCTCGCACTGCGAAAGAGATGTATTGCTTAGTAGAAGTGACCAGGATGGCCTTGTCGATTAGCTCCATTGCTTCCTTCCAAGTCGGGTCCTTGATCTTGTAACGACGCAGGGCGAAGATGCGATAACGAGCCAGTTGACCACGTTTATCCACCTGGAAGGCTTCGTTGATGATAGCTTTGAGGTTATCGTTGGAGTCAACTGACCAAGCTTTAATGCACTCGTCTATCTTTTGCTTGGCGAGCTGCAGTTCGATTCCGAATTGAATCTTCTCCCGGAACCGCATCTCGATTTTGTATTTCTCATCGAAAGTGAAGAGGAGGGCATTGCCTTTCCATTCCAGACCGTTTCTGCGAGCAGCGTCATTGAGGTATTTCTCTACGATGCAGATCAGCTTCTGTTTGTCGGTTAAGATACGTTCTTGCAGTTTGAGTGCGCAGTCCATCGCTTTCTTGACTGCGGCGTCCTTTTCCACTATCTCGGTGTGCAGCACCTTCACAGGGATTTCCCTACCTTGAGCATCGGTTAAGGTGCGTTCTTTGACTGGCTTGCTCGCTTTACTCATTTGAATCCTCCTTAGGATCGCTTTGTTTATTTGGTGATTGATTGATCTCTTGCTTCTTGATGTAGGACTGGAACATTGCGATGACCGCTCTCCGCTCACTCTTGTTGAGCAGGTTCCAGTGGCTCTTAGAAAAATGACTTATCGTGAATGCCCGCAGCTGGGACTCTGTCCAGCCTGCCTGTTTCATCAGGGCATGCATGTACTTGCCCTGCTTGTCGTAGTTGTATTCGAGAGGTCGGCCATGCTTACGGTATTTCAGCATCACCGCCTTGAACTCGATCAGCTTATCCTCGGATAGGGCTTTAAGCGATTCGCCATAGCCCATACCGTTCATGATGAACTTGAAGGCATCCAAGGGCCAGTGGAATTTCTTGACCCTGAGTCCATGAATCTGTTGGCGTAGTTTGCGTTCTCTCTGTTCCTGTGTCATAGAATGCCCCCTGAGTTTTATTCCAGACCTTTTCTCTTGAGGAAGGTCTCGAACTTAATGCGCCAGAACCACTTGGATTCCCGATATTCAAACCATGCCTGAGCAATGAGCTTATCTTTCAAGGCTTGTTCTTTTGCGGCTTCTCTGGCTAATCGCAACTGACGTTTACGTTCTATCTCTTCAGCTATTCTCAGCTTTTCTTCTTCACTTTTCTTGGGCCTTATTCTGCCCAATATACCGGCATCAATATGTCGGCCAATCTCTCGTACTCTTTCGCGGCTCTTAACGACGTAACTCTTGCCTTCCATACCAATACAGCCAATAGATGCCAGTGCTTCAAGATAGACGAATACCCATTGATGGCTTCTGCCTATCACCTTTGCTATAGCTCTGATTGACCTGTATTCACCAGATTCAATTACATCCAATAGTGCTGAGGCTTCCATTGGATCGAAAGTCCAATTGCCTTTCTGGTTGTAGCCTACTCTGGCTGAAAACCTATTGTTACGTACATAGATGCCCTGTTCCGGGTCGACCAATCTGATCCTCTCGGCAGTGAGCAGTACATTTAACACTTCTCTGACCCCCTCGGGTTCTCTATCGATCATGTTAGAGATCATGTTCAAATCAAAGGGCTTGTTGAACTGACTCACGAAGTTGTTTACCAAGTCACTTGTGGTCATGGCGCTATATCCTGATCCGGCTCGTTAATCATGTCATGGCTTAGATCTAAGTTACCGTTCTCGTAGCCGTGCAGCATCTTGATGGCTCGCCTGAGGCTGCCTTTGGAATACTCGAAGATTCTCTCGATGGTAGCGGCATCCACTTTGACATCCAGGACCTCATCGGCAATCAAACGCAGGTCGGTCTTGGTGGGCGGTTTGAACTGGTAGAAGGCATTGCAGCGGTCGAAATAGTGTTCGCTTATCTGGGAGAGGCGATCCTTGGCATTCTGCATACCCACTAAAATGATGATCGTCAGAGTCTGATCCACGATGTCCCGGATAGCTCCCAGGATTTTATCTAGCTTATATGCATAGTCGATCTCATCGATGATAAGCACCGTATCGGGATGCTCGTCCAGAATCTGCATGCAGAGTTTGAAGAGGTTGTTGGTCGATCCGGTGGGGATAAAGTTGCCGAGATCGAACTTACGATACAAAGCGGTTAAGAGCATGGTCGAGAACGCCTTGGGTGTGGTCATTGACTCCAGTCTCAGGTAGATGTAGTTTCTTTGAAAGGCGATGCGTTGGGCATAAGTGGTCTTGCCAAGGCCGGGACGTCCATAAACCATCCCAAGACCCACCATTTCAGTTTTTGGCCTGCGTAACAGGTATTGAACACACTGATCCGCTTCCACTACGTTGCTGATCATTACAAGCTTGTTGGCTTTCACGTTTCCTCCTATTTGATTCCTATAAACTCGAGCATCTCTTCGAAGCTCTTTTCTTTAGGTTTAATCTGCCCGTTCTCGAGCACGGTTGTTTCCGCTTGTTTGGGTTGCTCCTCCTGCAGAGGTATCTGCTTGATCACCTGCTGTTCCAACTGCTGCATCATCTCTTCCGAGGCATGGCTGGGTTGAGTCAAGATGGGAGCCTGTTCGAAGGTGGGATTGCTCTCAAGGGTCGGCAGTGGCTTCATCAGTCTCTGAACCGCTTCCTGTGATGATTTGATCACCATCTTGGTGCGCTTGGCGATCTGCCGCTGATGCCGTTTGATCGATTTGTATTCCTTGGTGAACTCCGAGTGGGAGATCGGATCATCCATATTCAGATGAATGAAGGGATCGACCGGCCTGCGGACCTCAGCCTGGCAGATGAAGTTGTCTTGCATGTCATAGACTGCTATCCACCTCAGGTCCGCCAGATCGTATCTGATCACCACTTCTTTACCGATATGCTCCATCAAAGCCGTATCCCAGTACATCAGCTTGTTCAGGGTGATGCCATTGTTACGGAGAGTCTTACGCACTGCGGACATCATCAGGAAGTTGAGTCTGCGAGACTTCACTCTGCGTTCATCCGGTACAGGTGCGGTACTGAATACTTCATAGGGTAAGCGGTCATTCAATCCCCCATGCTGGTTCTCTCCGTAGATATGCCTTACATAGAAGCCGATCATCTGCATGGCTTCCTCTAAGGTAGGCGGCTTGCCCTCGAACATCTTCTTTGCCCACTTCTCGTTACGCATCAGGGTGGCAGGCTTATCATCTATGCAGGCACCCCGGAAGCTGACTATAAAGCGTTCAAACTGCTCTTGGAAGGTCTTGAAGAAGCGTTCGATGATCTTGGCTTTGGCATTGTAACTCTCTGCGAAGGCCACTTTAATCCCCAGTCTGGGGAAGATACCTGCCAGGTCACTGGAGAGGTCATGCTCCTGCCACTTCTCATTGAACAACTTCGATCTGAAGGCCTTACCGTTATCGAGATAGACGTACTTGGGCACCGCTCCCCAGTTGAGGAAGGCGTTGCGGAAGGCCATCTGAATGTGCTGGCTGTCCTCGGTATAGGCAAGTGCGGCTCCCACCGGATATCTCGATGCCCAGTCCATCACCATGATCATGGTCATGCGTTGGGCTTTCCCGGTCTTGGGGTTGACGATATCGAAGGCGAGGGTATGTCCATCCGCTACCCATACATCGCCTACGCTTAGAAGGTTGTTATCTCGGTAGATAGTCTTTACGATATCCTCGGCCACTGCTTTGCTGCCCTGTCGGGCTTGCTCCCAGATCGCCAGGTTATCGTCCCGCCATTCCTCGACCCAGCGTCTTAAGGTCGGTACTGAACTGGGTGAGTCGATCAGGCCGGACTCGGCTTTGGCTTTCAGGAACTTGAGAGCGCTGCCGATGCTGATCCGGTTGGGATGCAGCAGGATCACCAGCAGCACCTTGCCTTCCAGCTCGGTGATCTTGCGTTGCCGCTTCTGATAGCGATTGCCATGCAGGAGGGCATACATGTCCTGTTTGCTCTGCTCATAGCGTCCCAGCCAGATACGCAAGGCTCGTTCGGTGCGTTTTCCCTTTAAGGCATATAGTTCCGGCACGAGACTGCCCTGATTGTATTCCTCAGTGATCAGTTCCCACTCCCGGCCTTTGGATTCGCAGGTATGGAGCCGATCCAGCACGGTGCTGCAGAAGTAACCGAGGAGCTTGGCTTCGTTATCGTATTTAACGGGCACCCGCTCTTCCGGAGTGAAGTCGATGTAATCCTCTACCTTATCCTCAGGATCGCACACCTCGCCTTCCAGGACTATGCCAGGATCAGGCTTTATGATCTCAGTAGGTTCACTGATGGGTACTGGTTGAGGCTTTACCTTGGGTTTGATCTCCTGGGTATTCCCGATCAGGTCCAGTAGCTCCTGCTTACCCTTCCAATCGGGATAGATGCTCTGATAGAGCTCCGCATAGGCCAGGGGATCGATCTCATCATAGATGCTCATGCTTGTCCTCCTCGCTGTATTTGTAGATCAAAGCGCTGTGCAGGTCCTTGCCATCCACCTTGAGAGTGATCTCAATGAAGCCGGCAGGCACCAGATGTCTGGCCTGGCAGTCTGCCATCTCCTTTATATATAAGGATGGCTCAGTCAGCAGGAAGGTCTTCATAACCTTATAGCCATCCTGCTCGACCAGGTGCTTATACACTTCGGTCTTGTTGCGCTTGATATTGCGCCATACGGTGCGGGTGGAGCAGCCTAATAGCTCTGCCGCCCGCTCCACGGTCAGCCAAACTGACCTAATCTTGTTCTTGCTCATGTTCAGCCTCTGCCAATATTCTTCAGCTACAGGTAAGACCACTGTGACACCTCCACTCCGGTGGCGTGTCACAGAGGTCGGATAATCTGTCACAGTGGTGGCCTTTTTCTGGCCTGTCGATCTGTCACAGCGTTCAATATATCTACTGATCAGCATCGGCGGCTTTTTTCTCCGATTGGAGGGGTGTGTGACACCTGTCACAGAGGTCGGTGTGTCACAGAGGTCGTCCTTGACCCTACCCTCTCCTGGCTCGTAACTGGTCGCTTTCATAAGCGCCTCCCTAATATTATTGTTGGGCGCTACATAACTGCATCGCAATAACTTGGGAAGTCCTTTCTGCTCTTTCCGGCAGCTAATGAAATCTATTGGATACGAGCGGAAGAATCCGCCGCCGAATCACAACTATATAAATAAGCATTGACAAAAAAGATAGACATTTTATCTTGTCTACGGATGCATAATCTTACCCATACGGCAAAAGGTCAAGCGAAAAATGACCTTATAGGAGGAATAATGGACCCGAATGACGTCGGCAGCAGACTGGGAATGCTGATTAAAGCAATGAAATTGAAGCAGTACCAGTTCACAGAAAAGTTTGGCATTTCTGCCAATTCTTTGGACCGCTACAAGAATAATGAGAGGTTTCCCGACCCTCAATTCATGGCCAGATTGATCGATGCCGGAGTGAATGTGAACTGGCTCTTGAGGGGTGAAGGCAGTATGTTCATCCTGGCTCCCTGGGAGTTGGGAGATGATATCCGGACTACCAAGAAAGTCCAGATTGTGGATGGCAAACCGGTCTTAATGAATGATCTTGATAAGACTTACATTCGTACCTCAGTGTTCCCGATCGCAGCGGAAATAGCCGCTGGATCACCCATCGATGTCCCGGAAGGTATAGAACCAACGGATACAGTCGAAGTCCCCACTCGTTACATTCCCTTCGGAACGGACAGCTACATTGCCTTCCAAATCAATGGTGCCAGCATGGAGCCGCAGATTCTACATGGGGATATTGTACTCATCAAAAAGCAGATTACCTGGGAAGGCTTGGATGGGAAGATCTGTGCCGTCCGATACGAGACAGGCATTACCCTGAAAAGGATACAGTATGATGAGGCTCGCAAGGGAGTTGCCCTCCAACCCCTCAATAAAGACTACCGGATCGAGTTTATAGACGCTGATCAGAGTCAGTGGTTAACGATGATCGGCCCCCTGGCACTTCAGTTACGGCTCTATTAAATTCGCAAACCATTTCAGAAAATCTGATGTTCTGAAAATACCTTAAATTGAGGGCAAAATTGAAGGAATCGTGATATCGATACGTCCAAATACGTCCAAAGACCACTGTGACACAGTCTAAAGGCAGTCCT